CTCGTTGCAGGTTCGTTTGTATCTATCAAGGGTGAAGGGGGAAGAATGACTTCCCCCTCCGAATATCATATGAGAGGCGCTAAACAGAGAACTGTTATAACGAAACTTGTTACGAATACAAGTGTTTCCAACAACCAATCATATGAGGAACGTATTGAACGCTCTTTGAGTGCTTTCATAATTAACCTCGTGAAAATTAACCTATGTTGATTTTACGAGGACGCTTCTCTTCTGGTAATACTACCTTTAAATTAATTACAAGAATACCATTACTATAAGAAGCTCCGTCTACTTCGACATATTCACTCAAGCGGAAAGTTCGCCTGAACTTCTTGGTAGAGATCCCCTTGTGGAGATATTCAAACTCTCCTTCAAGTGGTTTTGCCTCTCCGCTAACGGACAGTGTTCTTTCTTTCTGTTCTATATCCAGATCGGATTCTTCGAATCCCGCAAGTGCGAGTTCAATAGAATACTCTGTCGGACTCTTCTTAACGATGTTGTGAGGTGGATAATTATCCTTGGCATGCCTCGCTACAAAGTCAAGTTCATCTAAGAGATGATCGAATCCCACAAAAGACGCTCTGGGAAATAGTTGTGATGCTTTAAGATTTGTCATAATTTTCTCCTTTTAAAAAGCAAGTTAATTGAATACCCGACCTATTCGGCATATTCGATTCTATTTATACTTCTTTTAATTTCTAGAAGTATATACTAGGATCTGGTTCTCCCTCTACTCCAAAACTAAATGTTACCCGACTTATTTGGGGAACAACTTGGTGATGAGTACCACGAGGGATCCAGACATAATCTCCAGGCTTGAAGTCAAAGAATTCGTTATTGTTAACTCCTTCTACCTTTAACTGCAAGGTGGAGATTGCTTGAACCAAGAACACGTCCATCGAGTCTTTGTGCCATGGGTAACTATCTGAGTTATACCCAAAACCACTAAACGCAATGTTCGTGATCTTGTTTCCATGTAACGCAAACACGTCTTGCATTTCTGCTTCGATCATCTTTGCGAACATTGGTGCGGACGGTCTGGTGTGAAAACTATTCAGACCTATCCGCATTTTACTTGTATTCGTATCACAGTGTTCTTTAGGGTGAGTATCTAACATACTCATGTATTGGTTCCAGTCATAGTCAAACATACCTTCTGGTAGACTACCACGGAAAGGTTTCTTCTCTGCGATCTCATCTTCTCTATCTTCGAAGATATGAAAAAAATCCATTACTTATTACCTATATTATATTTGGGACACAACTCCCAATCATCTTTCTCCTTAAAACCAATTATTTTGATTTGTCTCATTGGAGCGCAATCTGACGCAAGGTCTGGTGTTTGTATTTCTACTAACCCCCAGTCCGCAAGCAGTGTTGCGATTGTGTTCCGTCTCTGTATGTCCGATAGTTCGAGGTTCGACTTCTTACCATCCAACATAAACAATTCTTTGAAATGGACGATAAAGTAACGTCCCTGTTTGTGCAATATATGGCACGATTGAAATAGTTTATTTTCCTTGCGACTCGCGACTCCAATCCTTGTCAGTGTTTCACGCACTTTCAAGAAATCATCGGGTTCCGTCAAGGTGACCTCCAACATCTTGGAGACATTCCATTCTACGATATTATTTTCTTCCACCTTTGTTCACCTTATTTTTTATTATGTTAAGTTCAGATGTGGATAAGAGAGGTAAGACTTGGATCGCTTTTTCATTGCTATATCCATAATACTCTTTAATCACATCAACTGCGTTATCAGTTTCGGGTTTAACCCATTTGGAAAACCGTTTCTTTTTCCTAACTATATTTAGTAAAAACTGAAATTGTAACTTAGCATCAAGGTGATGATACTTGTTCATCTCGTTTGCGAAATAAACAGTATCGGGGAAGTAAGACAAACTGCGATTGACCATGAACGGAACATACTTCTTTTCCATGTCTGGATCAACCATCACGTCCTTCTTACCGTAGTTGATTTCATTTACAAATTGAAACGGATTCATATTTTAATTACCTCAATTCCCGCTTTCTTCAGGAACCTCGTTCCCTCGTCTGTTCTCAAGTGAGGTGATCTGTAGTAAACCTTCTTGATACCAGACTGGTAGATTAATTTTGCACAGTCCAAACAGGGTGCAGTCGTAGTGTATATATCTGCATTATAACATGATTCACTAGATTTTGCAACCTTGGCGATTGCATTTGTTTCTGCGTGTAGGACTTCTGGTTTGGTCTTCTTCTGTAACTTGATTCCAGAACGAGAGTCGTAACCTTTAGGGATCTCAATAGACTCACACTCATTATCCCAACCAGAGGGCATACCGTTGTATCCAATACTTACGATGCGATGATCTTTGACGATAACCGCACCAACCTTTAATCTTTCCGCGTATGAGAGTTTCGCAAAAGTTTCTGCGGTCTCCATGAACGCCTTTTCCCACTTAGTTACCAATTGTGTATCACTCCACTAATAATAAAGAAACAAGTAATAAAGTTTACTAGGACAATGACTGACCGTAT